TCAGAGCTTCAAGGCGTGCTCCAGGATGCCGACCATGTCCGGGCCGTCGTCGTTGATCCACTTGCCGTAGTGCTTGCGGATCATGTCGGTGGACGTGTGCCCCATCTGGTCGGCGATCCACTCCAGCGGTACCGCGCCGGTGGTAAGCAGCTGGCTGGCGAAGGTGTGACGGCAATTGTTCGGCCCACGGAAGCGCACGCCGGCCGCCTTGAGGTGCGGCCGCCACCAGCCCTTCAGCAGCATGTCCGAGCTGGTGTGCGCGGCCTTGGTGGTCGAGTTGTGGAACACGAACCGCAACTGCCGGCGTCGTGTCGTCTTGTTGTCGCGGTCCTTGATGTCCACCGTCACCGCATCCAGCTCCTCGGTGAACTTGACCTGCGCCTGCAGCGCCTCGCGTGCCGGGCGCAGCAGCTTCACTTCGCGCACTGAGCGCCGGGTCTTCGTGACCTTGTAGTGGCCCCGCACCTGGGACCGCTGGAAACGGACGATGCCCTTGTCCAGGTCCACCACATCCTCCCAGGCCAGCGAGATTGCCTCGGAAACGCGCGGCCCCGCCCAGATCATGAACTGCGCCAGGTTGCGCTCCTGCTCGCGCTCGGTATTCAGCGACAAGATGGCATCGATCTCGCGCCGATCGAACGGATCCGGATCATCTCGATCGGGCACCCTCACCCGCAGCCCCTCGGTCGGGTCGTGGGCCATGCGGTTGCGCATCCGGTACAGCCGGAAGATCTGGCGCACCAGCCCGATGATCTCGTTCACGGTCTTGTTGTGCAGCTTCGGCATCAGTTCGGTCTGCACCCACTCCTGCAAGTCCAGGTGATCGATCTGGTCCGCTTGCAAGTGCCCCCACTTTGGGCGGATATGCAACTCGGCCCGCCCCTCGTAGACCCGCAGGCCGGAGGGCGCCATTTCGTTGCGCTTGATGTTCAACCACAGGTCGATGAAGTGGCCGAAGGTGTTGGTTTTTACCTTTGACGAGTTGGGAAAGTGCCTGGCATAGCTGAACGTGCCCGCAGCTATCTCGTGCCGAATCAGCCCCACAAGCCGGGCCGCGTTCTCTAGATTGGCCGGTGTAGGGTCCCCCGGGATGGGCTCGCGGCACCGCTCGCCCTGGTACCGAAAAGAGATGCGGATCGAATTGCCGCGCACCTCGACATTCTCGTGCATGGTCGTGTTCACCTGGTGGAAACGGCGGAAGTCTATTTGCTCGAAAAGCAACGAGGCCCGCAGCGGGGCCTCGAATTGGTTGGTGTGATTTCTAGGTCAGCCACTCGGCGCGCCGCCGCCACTGCCGGCGCATTTCCTCGACCAGGCGCTCGGCGGAGGCCTGACCACGCTTCTTGGCGATCATCAGCGTGAGCTCCTCGATGCGCTCCGGCGTGTCGTAGCCATTGCGCAACCAGGTGCGGGCCTCGCATTCGAGCATGTGCTGCTTCTCGTCCTGTTCAGCCATAGCCCACCTCGAGCGGTAGTCCTCGGCTATGCAGCGCATCCATGCAGGACGGGCTCAACCAGAGGCATTCGGTTCGCGTATCGCCTCCCCGGCCGGCACTGATGCGGGCCGTGGTGGACGTCTGCGTCCAGCCCTGCAGCGTGTCGCGGTAGAGATCGCTCGGGTACCCGCTGAGCACGACCATGCCATCGAGCCTGAGCAAGGTGGCCAGCAGTTCAGCGTGCTGCGCATCGTCCAGCTCGTGCCGGTAGTACCGCCCTTTCTGCGCGCCGCGTACCCGCGTGTCGTGCATGTAGGGCGGGTCCACGTAGTGCAACGCCAGGGCGGAATCGTGCGCGAGCATGATGTCGATCGCCGGCCGGTTCTCGATCAGCACGCCGGCGAGCCGCTTGCCAATGGAGGCCAGCTGTTCCGGATATCGCGCCCACAACTGTTGCGCCGTGCCGTACTGCCGGTAGCAGTCGATGCGAAAGCCCGTCGTACCCTTGCTGGCCCCGGCCGAGCCAAAGCCCATCTGCGCACGAATCACGGTACGGCGTGCGCGCTCGACTGGCTCCTCGGTGAAGATCCAGGCCTGCTCGAACTCCTCGCGGGCATAAGGCGTAAGGACCAGCAGCTCGGTCAGCTCCGCGCGCGTGTTCGCGTCCTGCAGCACCCGGAAGAGATTCACGATGTCGCCGTCCAGGTCGTTGTAGACCTCGCCATGCGACCGCGCCTTCTGTATCAGCACGCCCGCCGCACCGCCGAACGATTCGACGTAGACCTGGTGCGGCGGGAAGTGCTCGATGACCCAAGGCGCCAGGCGAAACTTGCCGCCGTGGTAGCGAATGACCGGCGCCGTGATGGTCATGCCGTCACCTCCTTCGCCGGCACTTCCCCTGGATGCACAAACAACTCCACCCCACTGCGCAGCAGGTCGCGCTGGGTTTCGCGTAGCAGGGTTGGGTCCAGGTTCAGCTTGCGGGCCAGGGCTTCGGCGGCCCAGCGGGCGCCCATGGTGTTGCTGGCGGTTTTCTTCTCGCCGCGCACGGTGGCCACGTAGGTCATGCCGGTGAAGCGGGTGCGGATTTCAACGGGCATAGCGGCGGCGCTCCTGGGCTTTTTTGGCGGCGACTTCGGCCCACTCGGCGGCCCACTCGGCGGCCCAGCGCCGCTGCCGGATGCGGCTGCACAGCTGATGCCTGCGCGTGGCGCGGTTCTCACCGCAGATGTCACATGTGCTGGGCGGCAGCGGATGGCTGGCCATGGTTGGGCGTAGGGGTTCGGTGGGGTTAGGCATTGGGCACCTCCACGCGCTTGAACTCGACAACCCAGACCCAGGGGTTTGCATCCCAGTCGCCACCGGTTGATATCCAAAGGTCACGAAACGCTGGCTCCGGGTACTGATGACAAGCGCCGCCTTCGTCATTTGAAGACCACACACGGTTGTGGCGATGAATGCCCTCAGCTACTGCTTGTTCATAGGTAACGCTCTGCAGACGCTCGACTCGCACATCCGTGACTTCAAGCAGGATGCGAGAGCAATCGCGAGGCATATGAATACTTGGCTTCCATCCGCAAGCGACGTCACCGGACGCCTTGTAGAGAATCCGCGAAGCACCGGCGGTACGGGCATCGCGGAATGTTTCTCTCACCCAAAGCCGATCACCGGGCTTGCCGTAGGGGCAGGCCTTCCACCAGGTAGTGCCAAAGCGAGTGCTATTGAGCTCTACCATTGCCTCGCTAGCTGAGAAATCGCTCGGAAAGATGGTCTCGGCCTGGCTGGACCTAATGACTACACGTCGCGTCACCGTCTTCCGACCTTCCAGAATGGCGCGGACCATCGCGCCGTTGAACAGAATCGGGCGCTCACGGATTTCAGGCTTGGGATTGCTGGCTGGGTTAAGCTCTGCCCCGCCTTCCTTCGGTTGATTCACTTGCATGGTGCTTCTCCTTGGGGTTGGTCAGGCCCTGGTGAGTTGCCGCTCACCGGGGCCTTCTTGTTTTCAGCGTGCGAGTAGCAGGAACAGGTCCGGCAGGTGGTTGGCTGCGGCCAGCAGGCCGGCCAGGCCGGTGCCGATCCAGCCGGTCATGGCCAGGCGTTCGCGCAGGGTGGGTTTGTCTTCGTCAAAGTGGTTCATGCCCGCCGCCTCACGCCTGGGCCGCTACGGGCGGCACGCCCTGGCTGAGCATGTTGCGCACGCTGGCGGCCAGTTCGGTCGGGGCCAATGCCTTGTTGTTCTTCACCGGCTGCGGCAGCAGCTTGGCGGCTTCGGGGAAGAGGTCTTCGACCTGGCGCGAGGTGCGGCAGGCCTGCAGCACGCTGATGGCCTGGGCGCGGAAGGCGACGGCGGCATCGATCACGCCGGCGAGGTCTGAGCAGATCAGCAGGGCAAGCGACTCCAGTGCCGGATCAGTGATTCGCTCCATGTAATGCAGGCGCGGAACGCCGCCGGTGGGGCTTTTCAAACCGATGAGCCAATGCCCTTCATAACGCTCACGCTCCAGGTAGCGGCTGACGCCCTCGAACGCGCGCGATCCAATCACCTGGGCGATCAGTGCATTACGCGCGTCCTCCTTGTAGTTCTTGTGCACCGCCACCAGCTTCTGTTCGTACGGTTCCTTGCCCTCGCGCGGCTGCATATAGCTGGGCGTGCAGCTGGCGGTAGCGGTCACCGCCCCGGCGAGGATCAGGTCCGGCCAATGCTTCTTGCTCAGCCCTGGCAGCGCCTCGACGGCGGTGCGGTGCGCGGTCCAGAACTGTTCGTTGAGTGCAGCCAGGTCGGCGGCGATACGCGGGCCGTGCTGGGCAACGGCCTGCAGGGTGAGCTGGTCGGCGACCTTGTCGCGCATGGCATTGGTGATGGTGAAATGCTTTTGCATGGTGCTTCTCCTTGGGTGTGTCGGTGAGTTGCCGCTCACCGGGGCAGTGTTATTTCTGTGCTGCAGGGACTAAGTGCTCGATGTGGTAAATGCCTTTCGGGGCGCCGAACCACTGCACAACCGTGGCATTGCCGTATCGGCGAACAATGAATCCGGTTCTGCCCACTTTCCTGGGGCGCCGCTTCCCGAAGCCGGGGAAGAACTGCCTGACGGTTGCGCCAGGCTTCAGTCGCTGTGATTGCAGCTTGGCGAGCCGATCCCTTCTGGTAGGTAATTGCATGGTGCTTCTCCTTGGGTTGCTCAGGCGGCAACAGCGGCGTGGATGCGAACGTCAGGCAGCACGGCACTCAACCGGCGGAGCAGCTCGATCTGCTCCTCGGTGCACTCGTCAATGCACACGACTCTGGCGCCGCGGGAGGCCAGGAATCGGATGCGGCTCTTCAGCGCTGCATGGGTGTATTGCTTCGCGAGAAGGATTTGCCCCTCGTCTTGTCCGTCCGCCTGGGCGATCTGGCGCAGTTGGGTGGTTTTGCCGGATGCGGCAGGGCCGCGGATTACTTCAAGTTGCATGGTGCTTCTCCTTGGGGTTGATCAGCCCGATCAAGCGTTGCCGCGCTTGGCGTCGGGGTTTTGGAAGGTCCAGCACTTCACGGTTGTGCAGCGGCCGGACATGGGGTTGCGCTGGTTGAAGGCAGCGCGCACGGCGCTGTCGACGGATTTGTTCTTCTCGATGAATTTGCGGCTGCGGCTGTTGGGCAGCAGGTTGCGCAGCGTGCCGATGTCGGCGAGCTTCTGTTTGTGCTCGGCGGCGCGCTCGGCGAATTCGTTGAGGTTGATGGCGATCAGGTCCGGGTTTTTGCTGTGGTCCACCACCGGGTCATCGCTGATGCCCTGCAGGTAATCGAACACCTCCCAGAACTCGGCCACCTCGGCCGGGTCGGCGTTGACGGCGCCCTGGCGGGTGATGGCCATGGCGGTGAGCTCGCGTTGAGTGGCGGCGTGTTGCCTATCGGTCAGCGGCACCACCAGGCGCAGCGCGTCGAGCAAGGCCAGCAGCTGGGCGTGGTTCTTGATGATTCGCTCGATGCGGATCTCTTTCAGTTCGCGCAGCGCCTGCTCATGCACCTTCACCTGGGCGCGGAAGGTTTCCAGCACCTTGGCTTCGGCGCGGGTTGCCATCAGCAGGAAGTGGCTGACGTCCATCGCGCCCAGGTGATTGAGGTTGTCGGCCGCGGCGCGGCTGGCCGTGGTGACCTGGGGGCGCACGAAGTGCAGCTTGACGATACGGGTGAGAATCGCCTCGCTGGCCGCCACTGTGGCGTTCTGGCTGATCACGATGGCCCCGCGAAACGGTGGCTCGTAGGTCTCGTTGCCGGCGGTCTTCACGCCGGTGACGCCCAGGGTGCCGCCGTTGAACAGCGGCTTGAGCTCGTCCCAGTCGTAGGCCTTGGCGGCGCCGCGGTCGTTGTCGCTGCGGTCTGCCTCGAGCAGTACCAGCGGCATGCCGGAGACCTGGCCCATCCAGCGGCGCAGGCCTGCCTTGGACATTTTCGAGGGATCTTTGCCCTCCTCGTCTGGCCGGCCGAACAGCTTCCAGAGGAACATCAGCAGCGTCGACTTGCCCGCGCCGGCCTCGCCCGTCACTTCCAGGAAGGGAAAGCTCTGGTATTCCTCGCGGATCTGCTCGGCGAACAGCGAGCCGAACCAGTACGCCAGCGCGACGATGCCCTGGGTGCTGAAACAGGTCCATAGCCAGTCGAGCCACTCGGCGCGGTAGCCCTCATCGGTGCGGGCGATTTCCAGGCGGATCGACTTCTGCAGCGTCTTCAGGCGCAGCTGCTTGAACTCGAAATAGTCCTCCTTGTTGGCCTGCTCGACGAGGCCGCCACGCACGGCCAGGTCGCCGAACACGTAGCAGCCGTGCTCCTTGCTGTAGCCGATGTAATCGATGGTCTTGACGGTTTTCAGCGCGAAGAGCTGGTCCTTCATGATCTTGTCGAGCTGGGCGCCGGTACCGGTGAACACCGCGCCGGCGGCCATGCCCAGCAGGCGCTTCTTGAATTCGCTCGCCGCCGCCACCTGGCCACCGGTGAAGGTGTTGCGCACGGTGGGTTCGTCGTGCGGGAAGTCCACGCGGAAGTAGTACCAGGACTCGTCGGTGATCTCGTTGCGCTGGAAATAGAGTGCCTGCGGGTAGCAGTTGGCGATTTCCACCACACCGCCGCTCTCACTCAAGGCCTTCTCGGTCATCTGCCGATCGTTGAGCAGTTTGTCGTCGTGGTTCTCGCTGCTCTCAAGGGCCAGCAGTGCCTTGTTGAACTTCTCCATATCCAGCTTGAACCAGTACATGCGGTTGCCGAAGCCGAAGTGGAATTCATGCCGCTTACGCCACTCGTACATCAGCAGCGCCTTCTCGGCTGCGGTTTCGGCGATCAGCAACGCGCCCTGGTGTCGGGCTTCCTTCAGATCAGCCTCAACCTGCTCGGCGCGCTTGTCCTCGTCCAGGAACATCCAGCGCTGGTGCAAGTCGTTCCAGTCGCATTTGCGGTCGCGCTGCGGGATCTGCGCGGCCTCGCAGGTAAAGCCCAGCTCGCGGGCCTGCTTTACCCAGCGGCGGGTGTAACGATGGGCGCCCGGCTCGTTGTCCAACGCCCAGACCAGGCGCGGCAGCCGCTTACCGGCGTCCGCGCACGCCTTGGCCAGCGCTTTGAGCGACTCGGCCGGAAAGGCATTGCTGCTCATGGCCGACACGGCGTCGATGTCGTGGTGCAGCTGCGCGATGGCGTCGAAGATGCCCTCGACGATCCACAGTTCGCTGGTCTGCAGCAGGTCCAGGCTCGGCGGGCACCACCAGTAGCCGCGCATGGCCTTGCCCGGCGCGAAGCGCGCCTTCTGCTTGCCGAAGCGGTGGGGCCGGTCGATCAGCCGTTCCCAGTAGCCGCCGCCCTCGAGCGGGAAGCGCACCGTGGCCGAGCCGATGCCCAGCTCGCGGCTCCAGTAGTTCTCCTGGGTGTACCAGCCTTCGATCAATTCCAGGTGAAAGCCGCGGGCGTGCTGCAGGTAGCTCTTGGCGGTCGCTGTGGGCTCCTTCTCGGTGGCCGGTGCGCGCTTGCTCCAGTCGTCGAACAGGTCGTCATAGAGGTCCTTCACATGCCACTGGTCGCCGCACTTGCTCTCGCGACCGCACTTGATGAACCAGGGTTCGTCGTAGCGGCTGAACAGCTCCTTCTTGTCGCAGGAAGGGCATTTGCCGCCGCGCATGTAATCGGCGCTGTCGCGGCGCTTGAGGCCGTAGTCGCGCTCCAGGCGGGCCAGCACCTCGGTGCGGATTTCGTGGGGCATGGATTTCATCTCAGTCTCCGCAGAAGCACGCAGCAGGTTCGTCCAGCTCAGGAGAGCTGGCTAACAGCTGTTCAAAAAGGGAACCTTGCTGCTCGGAGTAATCGAGCATTTGCTGGTAATTTGCGCGGTCAAACCTAAAGCGGGCCGCATTGCTGGAACGCGGCTGGATAGCCTGAATTTCAGCTTCCATACGCGCCCACCAAGCCGCGCGGGGGCGGTCGGTAGCAATGATCGAGAACACCTGCCCCGCGCCCTTGAGGAAGCACAGATCACAGTTGCCAAGCAGGGTTTTGCCGTTGACGCTGGGGAGCCTCAGATCGAACGGCTGATCCAACCAGAACCTGCCAACCGTCGAGACAGTGACGCCAGCGTCTGCCAGGGGTAGGCGCATCGATTCCTTTGGCGTTTCGGTGCTAGTGCCCCGCTTGCGAATCTTGGCCACCCGTCGGTTTTCATCCGCGCGAATGCCGACCATCTGATCCCAGCCATCGTCACCATCAGCCCAGCCGAGAGTTTTCAGATAGCGGTGCATCGTCCGGATCTTCAGCTCAACGGTGCAGAAGCGTGTCACCGGGTTCGGCAGATACCGGCGTTTGTTGATCAGGGCCTCAAACGGTTCGCCGTTGCGGCTCGCAGTCTCGAAACTCACCTGCTCAAAGCCAGTATCGCTGTCACGGAATTCGAGCCAGACGATCGGCACGCCCCACTGCTCGCCAACATCGCGAACAAATTCAAGGGTTGCTTCGTGCTCCTTGCCGGTGTTGGCAAAAAGCACAACCAGGTCAGACAGATCGTCGTTGTGGTCGAGTACCTGACGAAGCATGTAGGCGCTGGTGCGGCCCCCGCTGAAGCTCAAGGCGGTGCGCCCGCTGATGCGGTATGGGCTGGAAGAATTACCAATCATGCGTCCGGCCCCCAGACGAAGGTGCGGGTCTCGTTGCGCAGCGCCCGCGATTGCTCGACCGTGATGACGTCGCATTCCATCAAGGCGGCCAAATATCCCCCGATGCGGGTGACCATGTGGTGTTTCTCGTCGTAAAGGACGGCTTCCTTCAGGTCGCTCAGCAGTTGCTTGAAGATGTAGCGCGCCGGATCAGCCGCCAGGGCCTCACAGGCCGGCATAGGCGTGCTCATGACCGCACCTCCCCGACCTGCTTCACCAGCTCGCGCATGGTGCGGTTCAGCCCGGCGATGTGCGGGTGGTCCTCGAGGATGCGCTTGCCGCGCAGGCCCTGGGGCGTGTAGCGGTATTTGTCGTCATACCAGCAGGCCGCCATCAGCTGCTCGTACTGGCTGGTGAGCCAGCGCAGGTAGGCCTCTGCCTGCAAGGCATTCAGCTGGATTTCAATGGAAAGGTTCGTGCTCATGGGGCCACCGTTCGGGCGCAACTTTCCCCTACCCGCGCAAAGGCGGGCATGGGAATGGGTCAATTCAAGGGGTGCTCAGTGAGTGGCTGCTGCAGCCAGGGGCGCCGCGGGCGGCTGGAGCCGCGCCGGCAGGTGGCGACAAGGGATTAATACCGTTTCGCCCGTCAGAAAATGCACCAGGCCCACGACGGACGAATCCCCCGTGCCATAGTCGATGCCGATCACCGGGCGCTTCAGGCACTCCAGCTCGCTCATGGCCAGGTGCACCAGGCGATCGGCCATGAAGGCCGGCACATCCATGGCGTTGACCAGGTACTGCACGCCGCGCTCGAACAATTTGCCGTCGTCGGTCAGGTGCTCGCCCTGGTGGCGTTGCAGGAAGTGAAGTGCCGCCCGCTGCATGCTGCTGCGGTACTCCTGGGCGTCGCATGCTGTGTTGGTTACAGCAGTGATGGTGTTCATGCGTTGGCTACCTCCGGTTCCATGTGGTCAAGCAGGTCGAGTTGGTCGGTTTTCGGGCGGCTGTCGCGCAGCGCCTGCATGCGTTGCACCGAGGGCGCAACAGGCAGCACCACGCGGGGCTGGTCCAGGCCGGAGGGGCTCAGGGCGTAATCCCAGCTCAGCGAGCCGCTGTAGGTCGCCCCGCAGGCGATGTTCAGGCACTGGGCGTACATCGTTTTGTAGGTCGGTGTCTGCGCCTCGCTGTTGCGGATGCGCATGCGGCTCCCGCAGGCCGGGCAAAGGCACTTGTAACCACCGTTATGGGCAACGCTCACATCTTCCTCCCCCGCCGCCAGTCGCGGCTCCGGCCTGGGCCGGTGAATTCTGGCGCCCTGGGGCGCCGACTGCTGTTCAGCCCTGCTGGGCCGTTTTCACCTGGTGCAGCACGATCACCGCGTTGATCTCCACGTGGCGCGCGGCCATGTGGCGGCGGTGTGCGGCCAGCAGCAGCTTGCGCTCGGCCTCGTCGATCTCGCCGTCGGCCAGCGCCTCGGCCAGCAGCTGGTCCACGGTGCCGCGCAATACGGCGGTGCGAATCGAGCGCTCGTAGAGTTCCACGTTGTCCAGGTCGACCGGGTTGGCATCCGGTACGAACACGCCGCCGTACATTGCAGCGACATATTCTGGAAAGTGGCTGGTGCCGGCCTGCTGCTCGAGCAGGTGCACCTGCTCGTCGCTCAGCGGGCGGCTGCCGGCGCTCTCGTAGAGATGGTTGTCGAACTTCTTCAGGTCCAGCCCCAGGCGCGCGGCGGCGCACTCGCGGCCGCCCGGGTAGGCGCACACAACGGCACTCATCATCTGGCGGCGGGTTTCTAGGATCGGACGCTTCATGTTCTGGTTTCTCGCTGGGGCCGTTGCCATTACTTTGGAATCACGGTGCCGATGTCAGTCTTACGGCGGCCGTACTGCTCCGGCGCATCCGGGACAACGCCTTCCTTGATGCCCAGCAGCACGGCGGCGCGGTGGGCTTCGCCGCGCAGGCACTTCTGCTGCCCGTTCAGCACGGCGTAAACAGTGGAGGGGCTGAGTTCGTTGCGTTCAGCCCACTCCTTGGCGCTCAGGCCGAGCTTGCTGAGGCGTTCGCGCGCAGCGGCGCGTGCTTGCTCGCTGGGGTATCCGTTCGGCATAGTTCAGATTCGTGTGGTTTCGTGTGATGACGAGTGCAGGTTATTCAACGCATGTTGAACTGTCAACGGTTTATGGAGTCGTTTTGTTGAATATCGGCGAAAGGCTGAGGGAAGAGCGTGCCCGGCTGGGCCTCAATCAAGGCGATTTCGCTGCGGTAGCGAAGGTGTCCAAAACGACCCAGTTCAACTACGAGAAAGGCGAGCGCAGCCCGGACGCCGCCTACCTGGAAGCCGTTGCGACCGCGGGCGTTGACGTGCTCTACGTGCTCACCGGGCAGCGCTCCTCGCCAAGCGAGGCGAGCCTTGCGGCCGACGAGTCTGAGCTGCTGAACCACTATCGATCGATACCCGACCAGGACCGCGCTGCCCTGCGCCGGTTCGGCTCGGCGCTCGCTGAATCAGCGGGCAAATACACAACGAGAAAGGACAGCGACAGCTGATCTTTTCCGACTGCTAACACGCCAGCCATGGGCTGGCATTCATAGGGAACATGGGGAGAGATCATGGACGTAGTAGTTGCGTTTGCATTCATCGCTATCTGGACGGGCATCTGGTGGTGGCTGGCGAAGCGGATGAAGGGCAACGGCCGGAATTGGCTGGTGCGGAACCTAGCCGGGAGTACGGCTGGCTTGTTTGCTGGGCTGGTAGTCGTTGCCGTCGCCCTGGAGCTCGGGATTATTCAGCCGGCGGTAGATCCGGCTACTGATGTTGCAGCCAACCCGGCGCTACCCACTTACACCATTACTCGGGATGAACACCGCCCAGGGGCGCCCCGCAAGGTAGAAGCCATGTTGTCGCGCAGGCTGACCGAGGCTGAGCTGGCCCAAGTGGCCGCCGCCGTTCGCGATGACACGAAAACCAAAGCCACGAAGACTTTCATCGGGTTTCGCGTTGAAGGCCAGCAAGACGGCGCTTACTGGGCCAACGCTCAGTTCGACCCCGCCTACCAAGGTCGCGTGATCGGCCTCAGCGCCGCTGATTACCAGAAGCTGCAGGGTACCGACCTCAGCAGCTACTCCGAGCTGCTAGGCCATTGGCTAACCGATGGCGCGCTGGGGCATGTGAAGGTTCTATACAAGAAAGATGGCGAGCATTTCATCGACCTGATCTTTGCAGACGGGAGCAAAGGCACAGAGTTTTACCAAGCGAAGAAGCTGCCTGACGGGTCGTTGCGACTGGACGAACCAGAGAACGACTTTGGCGAGTATTACATTGTTGATAACAACGGGAATCTCCAAGGCTGGAGCGAGAACGGAAACTACCTGACCCTGCCACCCAGCGTTCCAGCGATCTGACACTCAGCCGTAGCAAGGAAGAGCTTGACCATGACAGCCATCGACCATCAAGCCAGTGACTTCGGCGCCCGCCTGGCTGAAGAACGCAACCGCCTCGGCCTTGCCATTCACGAACTGGCCCACCTCGCCGGCATCACCGACTACATGCAGAAGCGGTTAGAGAATGGCACCTCGGTGATCCCGATTGACTACCTGCAGGCGCTGGCCGCGCGCAGCGATGCGGATGTGCTCTACATCATTACCGGCACCCGTAGCGTCTGATTACTTTGCACAAAAACCAATAATGATCTGCCCACGTCCCATCTTGGCCATCAAGGAATGTTTATGAGTAGTACAGGAATTACCGAGTTCACCATTTCCTATGACGCTCCAGGCGACTTGGAAATGCACACAATCGATGCGAAAGACTTGGGCACCGCGATCATTGGCATGCATGACTTGATCAGCAATGCCGCGAATATTGTTAGTAATGGCTCATCTGAAGCGGACCTGAAAGTCATAGCACCCGCTAAGGAAGGCTCTCTTGAGATCGTGTATGCGATTGTTGCTGACCCCGTGACAACACTTGCCGTTATGAAAAACATTGGCATAGGTGTCGCTGGTGCTATCGCATCAACTGCAACCGCTATTGGGATAATGGATCGTCTCAAAGATAAAAAGATAGAAAGGGTCATAATCGATACTAAGACCGACAAGGCGAGATTGATCACTGCTGACGGAGAAATTGAAACCACCGGAAAGGTCGCGCAACTTGTGGCGAGCAAAGATGTCCGACAAGCCATGCACAGAGTTTTCCAAGCTCCGACCCAGGGAAGGGAGGGGGCGAAGGTAAAGCTAATGGCTGCACAGGGCACGGTAGAGCTTGACGAGGACGAGATCAAAAACTTCGTTCCAATCAAGACTGACGTAAAAGAGAAGGAAACAAAGACTCGTTTCCAGAAGATAGTCTGTTTTACCAAGCTCAACTTCAAAAGCCGCCGAGGTTGGACGATTCAAAGCAAGGATGGTTTAGAGGCTGGAGTGACGATACGAGACGATGTGTTTTTGCAGAAGGTTGCAAAAAGTGAAGAAGCGTTCGAGAGCGGAAAATACTACACCGTCGAGATCGAAAAGATAGAAACAGTAAAGATCAACGAAACTTTAGTTAAATACGATATAATAAACGTAATTAACGAAATATCACCCTGAGCATAGCGAACATGTGGACATATACACAAATCGCACAAGCAATTGGCTGGACTACACTCATAGTGTGCTCGCCACTTCTCTATAGACATGTGTATAAAATTGCCAATTATTTGGCATACAAAGTTTTACCCACTGACACCATCCTTCAATATCAGCATGAAGGAATCACTGTAGAGGCGTACTACGTCAGATATCGACTTTTCGGAAAGAAGACAGTTAGGAGATTGTCAGACAAGGAACTGGAAGCGCTAGGAGCAGACCGTTGAAAGACAATATGTTTATGGCGCTTACAACATGCTCTCTTAACGCGCTTGTAGCAGTAGTAGCTGATCAAGTGTTCAAAGAGCCTGAATTGCAGCAATCACTTCTTGCGGTATGCGGGATTGCTTCACCTTTCATTTCCCTCTACCTGCTCAAACTGTACATCAAAGCTGATGATCCACCTGAACTCATACGTAACATCGCAGCCTTAGAGCGCTGTATAAAAATATGTAAAAAAGACCTCAAGGACAAATCCGCATCACCAGAGTTTCAGGCACGGACCAGGACTCAACTTGAGGACTTTCAAACAAAGCTTCAAAACGCCCGTACCGACTTCGAGCACGGGAGATCGCATGTAATAACGCCGTTTCCTTCGCCTGATCCGTAGCGTTAGATCTGAGCCGCGTGTCTTACCATCGGCCACCGATCATGTATCCATGAATACTTCTCCGGCGGCGTGCTGGTGATCACATACACGCGCCGCTGCTCTCCCTCGCCCAGCACCAGGCAGTCCAGGGCGTAGCCTTCGGGCATGTCGAACCAGTGTGATTGCTTCTTGCCCTTCTGGTCGGGCTGGCCTTTTTCCATGTAGCGCTGCACCAGGCCGAACGCCCGTAGCGGCCTGTACTTCTCCCACCCGCCCCGCTCCACCGTTTCCAGCCGTGCCCAGCCGCCTTGCGGGCCTTGGCCGGGCTCTTCGCGGCGGCGGCCCCAGGTGACCCAGCCCAGCGCCTCGCCGCCCTCGAGCATCACCGGGAAGGCGGCCTTGGGGCTGGGGAAGTAGACCTTGTAGGCCTTCTCCGCGTCTCTCGCTTCAACGCCACCGCACATGGTTACCTCCGGTCATCGCGCGCGTCTTCTCGATTGACCGCGGGGGGTCTCTTTCGTTTTACTGTATAGGCATACAGTATTTTACGGAAGTTGCTCTATGACGTTGACCATTCTGGGCCGCGAGGATCGGCTGCGGCATCTGCTGCCGGAGGCGGCCGAGCTGCGCATCACGGGCTTTCAGTCGCCCGCCGAGGACGAGAAGGAAAGCAGCCTGTCGCTGGACAGCCTGGTGGGCCTCGGGTCGCCGCAGATCTGGGTGGTGCGGGTCGACGATGACAGCCTGCTGGGCTTCGGCATGTACCCCGGCGATCGCCTGGTGGTGGACCGCTCCGCCCGCTGCACGCCGGACTGCTACGTGGTGGTCGGCCTGGATGGCGAATGCCAGTACCGGGTTCGGCTGCTAACCGAAGACGCCGACGGGCGCCTGGTGCTCAAGGCGGCGCACCCCTTCGCCACGCCGATCAACCTGGAGCTTGAAGAGCTGGTCGAGATATTCGGCATGGTGCGCTGGGTCATCAGCTACGTGGGGCGCTGAGCATGCCGGTGTTCGCGCTGATCGACTGCAATTCGTTCTATTGCAGCTGCGAACGCATCTGCCAGCCGGAGCTCAAGCGCAAGCCGGTGGTGGTGCTGTCGAACAACGATGGCTGCGTGATCGCGCGCACCAGCGAGGTGAAGCAGCTGGGCATTGCCATGGGTGCGCCCTTCTTCCAGGTGCGCGACCAGCTCGCCGCCGCCGGCGTGGTGGTGCGTTCGAGCAACTACACGCTGTACGCGGACATCAGCAACCGGGTGATGACGGTGCTGGCCAGCATGCTGCCGGGCATCGAGGTGTATTCCATCGACGAGGCCTGGGGCGACATGACCGGCGTGCGGGAGGACCTGACCGAGTACGGCAAGCGCATCCGCAAGCGGCTGCTGCAATGGGTGGGCATGCCGGTGGGCGTGGGCATCAGCACCACCAAGACGCTCGCGAAGCTGGCCAACTGGGCCGCGAAGAAGTGGCCAGCCACCGGCGGCGTGGTGGACCTGACCGACCCCGCCCGGCAGGAACGGCTACTGCGCCTGGCTGCCGTGGGCGAGGTGTGGGGCGTTGGCCGGCGCCTGGCTGCGCGGCTGCGCCCGCTGGGCATCGAAACCGCCTGGGACCTGGCCCAATACGACATCGGCACGCTGCGTAAAACCTTCGGCGTGACCCTGGAGCGCACCGCGAGGGAGCTTCGCGGTATCAGCTGTATCGGTTTCAACGAGGGGCCGCCCCCGAAGCAGGCCATTTGCTCGAGCAAGATGTTCGGCCACAAGCTGCGGGATCTCGCGCCCATCCAGGAGGCGATGGCCACCTATGTGACCCGCGCCGCCGAGAAGCTGCGCCAGCAGCAGTCGCTGTGCGGCGCCCTGCAGGTGACGCTGCAAACCCAGTATCACAACCCCGACCTGCCCCGCTACGCCGGCACTGTGACCTGCGCGCTGCCCACACCCAGCGACGACACGCGTGACCTGCTGGCGATCGCCCTGCGCGGCCTGCGCCAGATCTACCGCCCCGGCTACGCTTACTCGAAATGCGCGGTGCTGTTGCTCGACCTGAGCCAGCGCGGCGAGGTGACGCCCGACCTGTTCGCGCCGGCGCCCCGGCGTGGCGCGGAACGCCTGATGAGCATCGTGGACCAAATCAACAAGCGCGAGGGGCGCGGTACCGTGCGCCTTGGGCGGGTGCCCGCCGAACCGGACTGGGGCATGCGCCGCGACATGAAGAGCCGCGCCTACACCACCAACTGGGACGAGCTGATCACCGTAGGCGCCTGATGTTTAGTTGATTGGGGTGGTGGTGGCACGCACGGATATGCAGAAAATCGACTGTTCTCCGAGCGATTGGGAGGCGCCACGGGGCGCCGGGCGCTCGGTTGACGTGTAAGGAGTATGCATGTCGAAGAACAACAACAGGCAGCACCACGACGACGAGCGCGTCATGCCGCGTGAGTTGAGCGAGCAGGAAGAAGAGGTGCTGAGCCTTTTCGCGCAACTGGCCGAGGCCGACCGGCGGCATATCATCCGGCTGCTACAGGCCTTGCGGGATACCGCCCGCTGATACGAAGAACCCGGCCAGGCGCCGGGTTTTGCTTACATGCACATGGGCGCATCGTCGCGCCCTGACCATTCCTCGTCGATGCGCTCCCAGGCCGAGCGGGCCGGCTCTGCCGGTGGCGGCGCGGGCTCGGTCAGGCGTTCGCTTGTTGTATCCGCTTCCATTCCCGCTCCACGGCGCGCTGGGCGCTGCTCTTTTCGGCGTACAGGTGCGCCAGGCGCTTGGGGTGCGTCTGGTCGCCCTCGGTGAGCTTGTGCTGCTTGCCGGTCTTCTCGTCGCGGTACCAGGCCAGCACGCCAGTGTAGTTGCCCTGCTCGGCCAGTTCGGCGACGTCGTCGGCGTCCGGCAGCTTGGATTCCAGCTCCAGAGCGGTGGTGTAGCTGTCCGGGGTGAAGCTGTGGCGCACGTTGGCACCCAGCCAGACGATGGCTGCGATCTCCGCTTTCACGCCCACCAGGCTGTAGGTGAGTTCCGGTATCAGTTCCGGGCGGCCCTTGGCCAGAGTGTAGCTGAGCGTGGCGGCGCCGCGCTGCAGGCGGGACCATTCGGCGCTGGCGGCGCGCAGGGCGCTGTCCTGGTCGGCGTAGGTGTGGCGCAGGTCCTTGAGATTGTCGCCGGCGCCGGCGATGGCCTCTTTCTTCTCGGCGCTGCCCAGCTCGTAGTAGTAGGCACGGGCGCCGCTGTAGCTGTCGCGGTCGGCCTGAAGGTAGCGGTGCTGGTCGCCGTCGGCGCGGGTCAGGGTGATGTGCGGCAGCGCAGCGCCGCTGGCGGTGGTGGACTTGCCGGCCGGCATGAACAGCAGGCGCTCGGCCTTGACGCTGGCGATGGCGTCGAACTGCTGGCCCAGGCGGGTGATGAGGTTGGCGTCGGATTCGTTGGCCTGGTCCAGCTGGGCCAGCTCGATCACGCTGAGCGCGGCGCTGATGACGGGGCTCAGGCCGTGGGCGGCGGCAACGGTCTGGATGATGGCGCCGAGGGTTTGCCCGGTCCAGCTGCGTTCCCTCTTGGCCTTGAGGCCTTCGCGCAGGTCCGCGCTGCGGGCGCGGATGCTGAGCACGTCCGGCGCGCCGCTGTGCTCGGTTTCGTCCACGGTGTAGCTGCCCTTGCTGACCAGCCCGGTGTCGCTCCAGCCGAGCCAGAGGCTGACGGTGGCGCCGCGCGGCGGGATGGCCAGCAGGCCGTCGTGGTCGCTGAGGGTGATGGTGAGCTGATCGGCTTCCATGCCGCGGTTGTCGGTGAGCTCGATGCTGACCAGGCGCTGCTCGATGTCGAGGGTGATGTCGCGCCCATTGACCACCACGCGGCAGATCGGCTGCGGGTAGGCCGTGGCCTCGCGGTAGGCGTCCGCCGCCTGCTGAGCCATGCCCTGTGCTTGAGTCGCAGCCTGGCCGAGCAGGCCCTTGCCCTGGGCAATGAGCGTATCGATCACCGCAGCAGCCCCCGCAGGATGTTGCCACCGGCGCCGATCGCGCTGCCAAGCATGTCCACGCGGCCGTCGTCGATGCGCACCAGGCTCAAGGTGAATTCGATGCGCCGCGCCTGGCCGTCGCGAAAGAACAGCGTGCGCGTCTCGCTGAGGCTCTCGATCACCCAGGTGCCGTAGATCTTGCCGGTGCCCTCGACCAGGGGCCAGGCCTTGCCGGTGTCGGCCATGTAGCGCAGCGTGTCGAGGCTGATCTGCGCGCCGGCCAGCGCCGGCAGCAGCACGCCCGGCAGGGTGATGGTGTCGTCGTCGCGGCCCATGAACTGGCGCGCGGGGTTGGTGCCGATGCGCGCGGTCTTGCCGTGGCGCCAGGCGGTTTGCCGTTGGAATTCCTGATAGGCCAGGGTCTCCAGCGAGAAGATGAACATGCCGAGGGCCATCATCATGGTCCGTTACTCCTGGTCGTATAGGGATGAGCGGGCACGCGCGCCCTTCTCGCGCTCGCGGCGGTCGAGCTCGGCGGCTACGGCGCGGGCGATGGCGTTGGCGTCCTGTCCAGGTGCTGCATGGACGTGGATAGTGATTTGGGCCGGCGCGCTCTGCACAGCTGCAGCGGGCGCCCGTGCAGCCAGCGGCGGGCGGTTGTCGATCGAGGGCAGGTCAGCGGCGGCCATGCCGGGCGCAGCGGCGCCGATGCCCACGGCCACCGCGCCGGCGGCGGTCAGGCGCTTGGCGGTACCGGCCAGTTGCGACAGCGGCCCGCCCTCCCCGGCGGCAAGGCCCTGCTCGAGGCCGGCCATGGTGTCGCCACCGAGCCCGGCGAACACGCGGGACGGCGAATGGATGCCCAGCAGCCCCTTGAAGGTGCTGATCACGCTGTTCGCCGCGCCACTGATGGCCGCGCTCAGGTTGGGGAACATGTTGGTGAAGCCGTTGATCAGCCCCTGGATGATGTTGCCGCCGAACTCGCTGAACTTGCTCGGCAGGTCCACGCCGAAGTAGCTCATCACGCCGGCGAATGCGCGATACAGCAGGCCCAGCGGGCTGAAGTTGAGCAACAGCGCGCCGATGCCGGCCAGGCCGCCGGAGACGCCCTCTTTGATCTCGGCCCAGAGGCCGAGGAAGAACGGCCCCACGCGGCTCCAGTTGGCGTAGAGCAGCGCAGCGCCCAGGGCGAGCGTGCCGATCAGCACGCCGACCGGGTTGGCCATTGCCGCGGCACCGACCAATCGTAGCCCGGTGGCCACCAGCGGCAGCGCCGTCTTGCCCAGGTTGAACAGCGTACTGGCCAGCCCGCCGCCCTGGATACCGAACAGCATCATGCCGTAGCGCACCATCGCGAACGGGCCGAGGATGCTGGCCATGGCCAGGGTGAGCCCACCCATGCCTGCCATCAGCACGCCGACGCCGGCGGCGGTCTTGACCAGGTTGGCGGCCAGCTTGGGGTTCTCGACGATCCAGCTCTTCACGCTGCCGACCACGCTGGCGAGCGTCTGCGTCACGTCGCGAAGCGGGCCGTTCTGCTGTTCCTGAAGCTGGATGCCCAGGTCTTCCCAGGCGGAGGACAGTTCGTCCAGGTCGCCGACCAAGTTGTCGCCCATGACCTTGGCGGTGCGCTGGGCCTCGCCCTGTGTCTGGCGCAGGGTGCCGATGAACTCCTGCAGGGCGCCGCTGCCGGCCTGGGCCACCAGCACCTGCATGCCGGCGACCGCTTCCTCGCCGGCGATGCCCTTGAGCAGCCCGGCGCGCTCGGCGTCGCCCATGTTGCGCGTCTTCTGGTAGATCTCCTGCAGGATGGTGGGCATGTCGCGCAGGTTGCCCTGGGCATCGACGGCGCTGATGCCGAGCGTGTCCAGCGCCTTGGCGGCGGCCTTCGGCGGTGCGGACAGGCGGTTGAGGATGGCCCGTAGCGCGGTACCGCCCATGCTGCCCTGGATGCCGGCATCGCCCAGCTTGCCGGCCATGGCGGCGACGGTCTCGATGTCCTGCCCGACGCTTGCCGCCACCGGTGCGGCGTACTTCATGGTTTCGCCCAGCATCTGCAGGCTGGTGTTGGAGCGGGTGAAAGCGCCCACCAGCACGTCACCCAGGCGCCCGGTTTCGGAGGCCTTGAGGTTGAAGCCGGTGAGGATGTTGGAGGCGATGTCTGCTGTTTCCGCCAGGCCACTGTCGCCGGCCTTGGCGAGATCCAGCATGCCGGGCATGGCGTCGAGGATCGACTGAGGGTCGAAGCCTGCCATCGCCAGAAAGCCCTGCCCCTGGGCGGCATCGGTGGCGCTGAACATGGTGTCCGCGCCCAGCTGTCGAGCCTGGGCGCGCATGGCGGCGAGCTGGCCATCGTCCTTGTTCAGCCGGGTGAGCGCCTGAACCTTGCTCATGTCGGCATCGAACTGTACGCCGGGGGCCATCATGCGTGCGCCGGCATAGAGAATGCCGCTGCCAGTGGCCAGCCCGCCGGCACCGGTGGCGGCCATGCTGCCGGCAAGCGCCGAGGTGCGTTCATAGTCGGCCTTGGCCTGGCCGAGGCGCTTCTGCTGGGCGGTGAGCCTCTTCAGCCGCCCTTCCTGCTCGGCTATCGCCTGGTTGGTCTGGTTGACCTTGGTGCGCAGGTCGCGCTCATGCTGGCCGAGGTTGCGGGTGCTGATGCCCGCCTCGCCCAGTTTGCTGCGCAGGCCCTGGAGTTCGCGCTGTTGTTCGTTGTGCTTCTGCTTGAGGGCGTGGCCCTGGCGGACCGCGCTCTGAAAATCACGGGTGAGTGCCTTGGTCGGCGTGCTGGTACTGGCCAGCTCGCGAGACAGCGCCTTGACGCGCTCGCGGTTGGCCTGCATGGCGGCGCCGGTTTGCTCTGACGCGCCCTTGAGGTTGCGGAACGAGCTGACGTCTTTCTGCTGGGCCTGCAGGTGCTTGAGGTCGCTGCGGGCGTCGCGCAGGGATCGGCCCAGGCCCTGTGCACCGACGAACACCGAGCGCATGGGCTTGGTGGCGTTGTCCAGGGCCTGGAGGTTGACCTTAAGGTTTAGATCCCGCGCCATGCGTGCGTTCCCATCGTTCGCGGGCGCGCTCGCGCCAGTCCATCAGTTCGTGCAAGGGCATGGCGTTCATCTGCTCCGGCGCCCAGTGGAACACCAGGGCGATGTCCGCCATGACGTCATCTACGCTGCGGGGGATTCCGCACCCTTCTTCTGCAAAAAACCCGCTACGGCATCCGCGCAGGCCAGCAGGTCGGCGGGGTCCAGGGCGGCGGCTTCCTGCTCGGTCAGGGTGGGCTGGCTGATGCGCGGCACCAGGCGGATGGTGGCGTTGACGTCGCCGTTGATCAGGTCGCCGAGCTTGAGGCCCCGCAGCTCGCCGGCGGCCGGCTTGCGCAGGGTGATCTCGGTGATGGGCTTCCCCTCGCCGCGCTTGATGGCTTGCTCGAGGACGATGGGGTCGCTGTTGGTGGGTTTGGTCATGGGGTTGCTCCTTGGGTTGCGAAAGGAGCGCCGGCGCGCTGGCCGGCGCCGGGGTTACAGGCCGATGGCTGCGCGGTGCTCGGCGAGGCGGTCTTCACCGTTGACGACGAAGATGAAGTTGAGCAGGTCGATTTCGATCTCGACGTTGCCGTCGATGCTGAGCTTGTAATAGCTGCAGGTGGTGGTGAACGAGTGCTCGGTGTCTTCGCCCTGCTCGGCATCGCCGAAGTCGATTTCCTCGTGGCGGCCGCGGACAACTACCTCGACCGCACTGATCTCGCCGGTGTCGTCACGCTGTACCGAACCGGCCCAGCGCAGCATCACGCCATCGGCCCGTACGGCGCCAAACTGACGCAAGGCGGTCAGGTCCCAGCCGCCAAGGGTCCATTCGATCTGGATGCCGTCATCGCTGTGGCCCAGGTCGACTTTCACCGGGCCATCCATGCCAGCGCCACGCCAGGCTTCCAGCTTGCGGCTGAGGGTCGGCAGGGTTACGGATTTGCTCTGGCCAACGTAGCTTCCGCCGTCGTTGTACAGGTTCATGCTCTTAAGCTTCTTGGGCAGGGCCATGGCTGGGCGCTCCTACGGCGCGGCCAGCGCCGCGCGGGTTGAATGGGGTCAGGCTTTGATGCCGGCGGCGAAGGTGACCAGGTGGCGATCGGTGATGCGCTGGCGCAGGGTCAGGTCCTCGAGCGGCGGCACGGGCGTGTAGTCGTAATCGATGAACGCCTTGCCGGCCTTGAGGGTGTCCTTGTCGTTGGCGGCCGGGTCGAACCAGCACTCGCCGCCGAGCAGATAACCGCCGCGCACCAGCTCGCGGAACTTGGCGTTGATGCCCTCGACGATGTCGCGGATCAGGCTGGCGTGCATGGGCTTGTCTACGGCCCAGAAGTGCCCCTCGGCCATGGTGTCGGCCAGCACATGCGCGGAGCGGGTGTAGTTCTCGAAGGCGAACAGCGGGTCAGCCGAGCAGGTGCGCGAGCCCCAGAAGCGGAAGCCCTCGCGGCGTATCAGGGTGGTGACCTCGTTGGCGTTGAGCAGGCCGGCATCGGTGGCGGGGTTTTGCAGGTCCCAGTAGATGTCGCGGGACAGGCCCGACACGCCGTTGACCGGCACGTTGGACAGGGTTTTGTGCCAGCCCACCTGCTGGTCCAGCTTGGCGCGCAGGCCCAGGGCGCGGGCGACGGCAGCAGCCGGGGCGTCGGCATTGGTGGCGGTGTCCCAGTTGATGAAGTCCGGCCAGATGAGCATCAGCTCGCGGGCGCCGAAGCCGTCGCGGTAGGCGATGGCCTCGCTGACCGTTTCGCAGCCGTAGGCGTTGGCATAGGCGAAGGCGCGCAGTTTCTCGGCGGTGGCTGCCAACTCGGTGGTGACGGCCAGGTTATCCAGCCCCGGCACGCCGAGGATGCGCGGTTTTACGCCCAGCTGCGCCTCGGCGGCCAGCAGCGCCTTCATGCCGGTGTACTGCCCGCCGGCGGTGCCGCCGATGATGTTAGAGGTGGTTTCCGCCTCGTTCTCGCCCTCTTCCACCCGCACCACAACGGTGACGGGCGAGGCCTGGTCAGCGATGGCATCCAGGCTGCGCGCCAGTGTGCCGCCCTCGCCTGCTTTGCCGGAGGCAGTGAGCACGTCGGTGAGCAGTACGGGTTTGTTCAACGGGAAAACAGCGGCATCGGCATCGCTGGCGGTGCAGACCATGCCGACGACGGCGGTTGAAACGGTGCGGATGGGCCGCGTGCCCTCGTTGATTTCGAGAACACGGACGCCGTGATGGGGTACGGTGGACATGCGGTCGGCTCCTGCGGGCGTTGCCGGGTCAGTGAGCCTTGATGGTCGCTCGCGCGCGCAAGGGCGGCGAGCGGTGGGCTGTGTAGCGGGGGGTGTTACAGCGCGGGCATGAAAAAACCCCGCCGAGGCGGGGCCAGGTTTCGCTGATTTCGATCAGGCCGCGTTGCCGATGCCAGCCACCGCCGCCTTGATCGCGGCAACGGTCTGCTCGACCACCTGCTGCGCCTGCTCCACCTCGCCGGCACGCATCAGCGCGCGCACCTGCTCTTTCGCCGCCAGGCGCGTTTCGCGCAGGGCGATCAGAGCTGCGGTGTATTGGGCGGCTTCGTGGAGGATGTCATCGGCCGCCTCTTGCGCGGTACGGCCGTTGATGGCCCAGGCGGCAACCATGGGCGGCACGTCGCCCTGGTAGCCAGCCGCGGCGAACTGCTCGGCTGCGATGCGGGCACGGTCGTATTCGACAGCGCGCAGCGGGTCGACGGCAACGCGAGCGCGGGCAGTGTCGGCGGCTGTGTCGATGCGTGTGCAGAGTTCGTCAGCAGTCGGCACGTAGGGAGGCGGGTCGATCAGGATCGGCAGGCGGTCTGCATCATGGCTTCGCATCTTGGCAGAATCTGGATTTGCGATAACCGCTTGGTACCTTGCTTCAGAGATTTTCACCGCATCTTCGGGCATATGGCCGTGTAGGCCCTCCAAGTACGTGCAACCGGTTGTTTTGCTGTAATAACGCTGCATGTTAAACCCCAAAGGCGAACCAGCGGTGAGTCACGACTGGATAGGTTGTAGACCAACTATCGAAGTTGTAGGTGAGAGCGGTTTTGCTAAGCCCCTCCACACGCTTCACGGTGGCGTTCGCAGCGGTGCGTTGGAGAACGATTTCCCCATAGAAACAATCGCTCACAAATGCTAAAGGGAAAGAAACGGACCCGGTCTGATTGGCCGTGGCGTCGAACCTGCCCCATTGGAAAATCAATCCAAACAACCAGGTAGGTAGCGCTATGTACCCGTTGGTCCCCAAGCTAGCCGCCACCCCCCAGCGCAGCTTGAACGGAGTAATAAATGAGGAGTCGTCAACCCCTTCTAACGTTTTCGCCTTGGTCGCAACCTTGGCTATTCCCGCAACGTCCTGAGTCGCTTGCACTACGGCTTTCGCTACCGCTTGGAATACACGCAGGGGCGTCATTGCCGTATTGTTGTCCTCTCCCGCCTCCGCCTGGGCCTTTGTAGAGAATCGCTTGGTGATTGCTTGCCACACACGCAGCGCCGTCATGATCTTGCTGTTGTCCGTTCCGATTTCGGCGTCTACCTGAGCAGCCCGGGCGGTCAACCCGTCCACATAAGCCCGCGTCGCCAGCACCACGCTGGGGTCGATCTTCAGCTGGATATTGGCCGTGCCGCTGGTGATGACGTGCATCCGCACCACCTGGTTGCGGCCGCTGCCCTGGGCAAGCACGGGTTTGTAGCTGGGTGGGCATTTGGCGACGGCGGAGAACACGCCGTCTTCGTCTTCCAGGGCCAGCTCGCGGATCCACCACCCGCCGACGTTGGGCGGCAGCACCAGCTCGGCAATCAGCACGTTGGCATCGGTCGGTGAGACGTACAGCTGGTTGAGCTGTGCGCGGTAGACCTGATTGACCAGGGCGGTTTGCCCCGGGGCCGGTACCGGGTCTGCGCCGTTGGCGTCGCCGATGAGCATGTGGGTGAGCTTCCACGGCACGCCCAGGGCGTTGGCGTTGGCATTCTTGGCGGCGCCGAGGTCGGTGAGGAAGCCGCCGAACTGGGTGTTGATGTCAACCATGTGGATACACGTCCATTTCGTCGAGGATGTAGTCGCTCACGCCGGTGTACCCCTGCACGACGACATCGATGTCGGCGTTTTCCCAGGGGTACACGTCGAGCTCGTCGCCATCGATGACGGTGACGCCGACGTAGCGCGTGAGGTGGGTTTCGAGGCTGATGTCCAGCCCGATCAGGTGGCGGCTGACGGGCTTGGCGTCGTCGATCAGCAGGCTGAGCGATTCGTAGGTTTCTTCGCTGATGCCGGTTTCGAGCACTCCGATTTCCAGCGAGAAGGTGCCGGGCTCGCCCTCGGGCACCTGCTGCCACCATTCGGTGATGCGGATCAGGTAGCCCAGGGGCTCGACCACGCGGCGCAGCGCGCCGATGGTGCCCTTGCGTGAATGCACGAAGTACGAAGCCTTGATGACTTCGCGCTTGATGGCTTCGGACCAGGTGGCGTCCCAGCGGTCCACGGAGAAGGCCCAGGCGAGATATGGCAGCAGGTCGACCGGGCAACGGTCAGGGTTGATCAGGTCGCGGATGGGTACCGGCACGCGCTCGATCTGCGCGAGGGCTTCGGCGGCCAGTTGCTCGAGCTGGCTGGCGTTGGGCGGCAGCAGGTGAAGGGCCGTCATGCCTGTGCCCCGAAGGTGACGCTGAAGGCGGTGCAGTACGGGGCCTGGGATGCGGTGGCGACGATGTCGACCCAGCCGGGCAGCTCGACACGGCGCACGCCCTCGATATGCAACGCGGCATCCAGGGCGGAGCGGTTCACTTCCAGGCCAAGCCGCCGGCGCTGGTTGACCAGCGCGGCCAGCCGCTTCTCGGCAGCGGCGCGGATCGGCTCGGCCTCGGGGCCGACGGTATTGAGGTAGAGCACGGCGTCTACGCGGTACTCCAGCACCTCGGCGGACTGCACGGTGAGGCGATCACCCACCGGGCGGCGGTCCTCATCGCTGAGGTAGGCCGCAACGATATCCAGCAGCGCCTGGTCGGCGGCGCCATTGCCCAGCAGGGACTGCACGGTGACCACCACCACCGCGGGCGATGGGCTTTCAGCGGTGGCGTCGGCCACGCGGCCAGCGGCGCTACGGGCGTGCAGGATGTAACTGTTGCGCGGGCCGGCGGTGCTCAGCCCTTCCCAGGCCATCTGTGCGCGCTCGCGCAGGCTGTCGTCCGATTCCATCACCGCCGGGGTCGGCGGCACGGTGCTGTTGTCCGCCGGGGTGACCACCAGGCGCTCGACGTTGAAATTGGCGGCGAGCTGCTCGAGGTCGTTTCCCTTGGCCTTGGCCAGCATGGTGCCGAGGGCGCCCTCGTTGACACGCTGGCGCCAGAGTGTTTCGCGGTAGGCGTTCTCCTGGATCAACTTGGTCAGCGGCTCGGACTCAAGCGCGAGGGTGGCGGCGATCTCGCCCTGCTGCTCGGCGGGCCAGAGGCTGATGGCGAAGGCCTTGCGAGTGGCGAGGATCTGTTCGTAATCGATCTGTTCGACGACGTCGGGGTCGGGCAGCTGGGCCAGGTCGATGGGGGTGAAGGTGTTCATGCGCTGGCCCCCAGGGCGAGCGGCACGCGCAGGCTGAACGGCTCGTTGCTGTCGATATGGTTGCCTTCCACGTCCAGGTAGGCCTGGCCGGGCTGCTCGCCGAGGCTGAGCTGCACGCGGCTCAGGCGGATGCGCGGCTCCCAGCGCATCAGCGCCATGGCGGTGGCGGCGTAGGCCTGCAGGCGGGTGGCGTCGTTGAGGGGTGCGTCGATCAGGTCCGGCAGCTGGCTGCCGTATTCGCGGCGCATCACGCGCGAACCGATGGGCGTGGTGAGGATGTCGGCGATGGATTGGGCCAGGTGGGTGTTGCCTTCGAGGGTGCGGCCGGTGCGGGAGGACATGCCGATCATGGCGTCGGCTCCAGCGAAACACCGTTGCCGGGCGTGACGCCCTTGGTGCGGTGGTTGACCAGGCTGATGTCGCCGGCGATCACGTCTTCGGTGACGGTCACGGTGCCGGTGATGTCAACGTCGCCCAGGATGCTGACGCCGCCCGGGGCGATGAGCTTGGCCTTGCCACCTTCGGGCAGTGTGGCGGTGAGGGCGTGGGTGGCGTGGTCGTAATCGATCACAGCCCCGTCCGGGTAGGTCCGTCGGCGGAGGTTTGCGCTGTTCGACGGAGCCGGACGTTGCTGTGAATACAGGCCGATCAGGGCAGTGCCCTGGGCGGGCTCGCCGCTGGGGCTGAGCAGGATGCATTGTTCGCCGACCGTGGGCGGGTCCCAGTCACTGGCGGCACCGGCACGCAGGGCCAGCCAAGGCAGGTTCGGGATGCGGAGCCCGCCGCTGCTGACGGTGCAGCGCGCAGCCTGATGGTCCACCGCGGCGATGGTGCCGAGGCGGATCAGGTTGTCGAGGCGGCGCAGAAGGTCGGTGATGTTCATGCCGCCATGCTGGCGGTCGCGCGCGCGTGGCGCATTCGCTGGGCTGTGTAGCGGGTGCCGTTACAGCAGCCGGTCAGCGCACCAGGTGCTCGACAAGCTTGTCGCGGACCATGCCGAGCTCGTCGGCGCTGAAGCCCAGCAGCTCGCGGCGCTGGTATTGGACGTCGGGCGAGTTGCGGCCGGGTTTGTCGCGCAGGCCGTACTGGTGCACGCGGGCGATGCGCGACAGGCGACCGGCGAAACCGATGGCAATGCTGCTGGCGTCGCTCTGCAGGCGCAGGTAACGGGCGGTGCGCAGCTTGGCGAACATCTTGCGCTGTTTGATGCGGCCGGCCTTGGCGCGCAGTGGCTGGCGTGGCTTGCGTGGGGCGTAGGGGGTGCCGTCGGGGTTGCGCTGCGCGCCGATGCGCTGCTGCTGGCGGCGACGCAGTTCGCGGGCGATGGTCTGGGTGACCTGGCGGCGTTCCTTGGGCTGCAGCTGGTTGAGCAGCGCGCCGGCCCAGTCCTCCAGCGCGCGGAGTTCGTCAGCCATTGCCGCCCCATTCGGCGATGAGTTCGCCATCGCTGGTTTCGACGCGCATGGCCGGTACCAGGAAGGTTTCGTCATCGACCACCGGCTCGGCCGGGTGGCTGACTTGCAGGGTGCCGTCATCCAGGCGCTTGACAATGACGCGCTCGGTCAGCGGCAGGGTTATGGAGAGGTCGACCTTGCTGTTGTCGAGGATGTCGGCCTCGAACTTGATGGCGTCCCTGCCCTTCTCGAGGTTCTCCATCAGCTCGCGCTGGTTGACCAGCACCCAGGCGAATAGCGGGATGGCGACGGCATCCGGGTGGCCGGCGAAGTCGGTGAGGATCAGGTTGAGGGTGTAGCTGTACTCGAACGACAGACCCGGCGCGGCGGTGCTGCGCATGCTGCCGTTGTCGACGAATACCAGCAGGCGGTCGGGGTTGCGCTTGAGCTCAGGGATGGCGGCCAGCAGGTGGTCGCGCAAGGATTCGGGCTTTTTCATGGCTGCTCGGCTCGGGCGTTGTGCTCCACCACCAGGTCGACCTTGGCGGCGCATTCGGCCCAGGCGCCCATGAGGTAGTCGCTGTCGTCGCTGAGCTCGCCGTTACTGGCCGGCTTCGCCGGGGGCAGCGTGCAGCGCGTCACGACCGGACAGCCACTGACGGTAACCGTCTGCTCCGGTGATGGCGGGACGCTGGTGCAGGCGGCGAGCAGCAGCAGGCAGAGGCTGAGCAGCCCAGTTCGCATGGGGCGGGTCTTCACGGCGGCGTTCCTTCTTTTTGAGCTGGTCGGTGGCGTGGGCCTGGCGCTGATCGCTGAGGGTTTGCTGCAGGGCTTGCTGGGCCAGGCGCTGGGTGGCGAGTTCGCCGGTCAGGCGGGTGATGGTGGCGGCCTGGCGAGCGTTGCGTTGCTCGGCGGTTTGCAGGCGCTGCTCGGCCAGTTCGGCGCGAGCTTGGGCAGCATCGAGGCCCTGGGCCTGAAAGTTGACCACCAGCAGCATGGCGACCGCAGCGGCGCCGACGTAGAGCCAGGCGCGCGGGCTCACGCTGCGCGCTCCTGGTGCTGTTCGGCAAACTCGGCGTAGGCCCGGGTCAGCTTCACGTCGTAGAGGTTTTTGGCGTAGGCCGGGCCGTTGTAGATGCGGGCGAACTGTTTCCAGTTGCGGGCCTTGAGCGCCTTGTGAAGCGCCGGGTCGGCTTCGATAAAGCTGACGAAGGCGTCGAGCTGGGCAGCCTCGGACAGTCCCATGGTGTCGGCGAAGTGCTGGGCGTCCATGTAGCCGAGGCGCTGCCAGTGGTAGCCCATGATCTGGAAAAGGCCCCAACTGGCGGACTCCAGCGCGGCGGCTTCGTGGATCTGCTGCTTGGCTTGGGCCAGGCGTTGATGCTCAGCAGGGCCGCCGATGTAACCGCCGGGTTTGCGGTTGACCAGATTGGGATGCTGGGCTGCGAGGTTGTCGGCGGTGCGCTCGGTGATGCCATGAGCTTGCAGGCGCGCGTGCATCACATGGCGCTCGAACAGGATCACCGGGCGGCCATTGGCGGCGAAGCCCTCCCCTTTGCTTTCCACCTGGTTGACGGCCATGACGCTGGCCAGCGGCACGCCGAGCCGGTCGGCAGCCTGTTGTAGGTCCTTGCGCTTGAGGTAGCGCGAGGTGTCGAAGCCCTTGAGCGCGGCCTGGGTTTTCGGGCCGGCGACGCCATCGTCCACCAGGCCGACCTTGCGCTGGTAGGCGCGCACGACGGCCTCGGTGTTGTCGCCGAAGTCGCCGTCCACCTCAATCTTGAAGCCGGCCAGGGCCAGCGCGGCCTGCAGGTTGCGCACGGCCAGGCCGCGCGAGCCGTTGCTGAGGAGCTGGGTCATAGCTGGTCCGCCTTCTTCTTCAGGACGCGCTTGGCCGCCTCGCGGCTGACCTCGACGCCGAACAGGCCCACCATGCAGGCGAGAAAGACGCCGGCCTCCTGGGGGGCGCCGATCAGTGAGGGGCCGTAGGAAACGCCGACGCCGAGCATGCCGCACAGGGGCGCTTCCAGCGCGAGCTGGCGGAGCTTGCCGCCGCTGTAGATGATCCGCCACATGGCGATCAGGAAGGCGAGCCCGCCGGCGTAGATCGCAGGGAAGTTGTGTTCCAGCCAGGTGGCGAAGAACGCCCAGGTTTCCGGTCTGTCAGGCATGTGCTTCATCCTGTTGCCCTGCGGTTGTGATGGTGTGAACGCGCTGCACGACTTCACCCAGCAGCGCGGGGCTGTAGCGCTGCGCCAGGGGGAAGCCCAGGGCGGCGGCACAGAACTCGCTGCAGAACATGCGGCGGCGGTTGTCGATGGTCAGGGGCAGCAGCTGGCTGCCGAACAGGCCGAGCCAGTCATAGCCTTTGCCCTGGTGCTTCTCGAACAGATGCAGGATCTGGCGAGGGTCAGCCCAGGGCACCGGGATCAGGTCCCAGTGTTCGAGGTCGAGTTCGATGCGCTTGGCGCGCACGCCGCCGTCCATGGCCGAGGCGGATAGCCAGCGGCCATCGGGCAGGACCAGCTCACAGTGGCTGTAGGCCGAACGCGTCCAGAAGCGAATCAGGCGGTTGAACAGCGTGCCGCGGCCCTTGTAGAGCGCGAGGTAGATCAGTCCCATAGGTTCACCATTTGGCGTTGTTCGGCGCGCACGGGCTGTTCGGGCAGCTGGACCAGGGTGCCGTGCGGGATGACCGGGCCGAGGTCGGCCAAGCCGGGGTTGGCATCGAGCACCTGCTCGACCACGCCAGCGGTGCGGCCGTAGTGCCGCCAGCAGAGGGCGTCGAGGGTGTCGCCCTGCTGGGCGCGCAGGGCGGCCATCAGATGAGCTCCACGGTGGTATGCACGCGGCCGAGGATGCTGCGGATGGCCCAGCGGGCATCGCGGCGGTATTCATCGGCGGTTGGCGTGAGTGCGTCGGCACGCTCGGCTCCGTCGCCGGTGGCGCTGTAGTCGCGGTAACGCTCGGCCAGCTCGGCGCCGGCGCTGCAATAGATGGCGCGGCGGTAGAGGTGCAGCAGTTCGGACTCGCCCTGGATCTGGTCGGCGGGCACGTCGGCCAGGCTTTCGTGACCGGCTGCCAGCTGGGCGAACTTGAAGCGTTTGAGCTCGCGGTTGACCTCGATCACGGCGTTGACCGCGGCGGTTTCCAGCCGGGCATCGGTGATGCTGCCGTCCATGCGCAGGGATTCACGGAGGTGCTGGCCGTCCAGCTCGGGGAACCAGCCATCGTTGGTGATGGGATGCGGCTTGTGGCTGCCACCGGCTGCGATGAATGCGCTCATGGTTGCGGCTCGAATAGGTCGGCGGTGGTCGGGGCTTCACGACAAGGCCAAGGAGAAAGCCTGTCGATCCGCCCCGAGCCGCCGAGTGCGTGGGGGACGCTCAGTTAGCGGGAGGCTCGCCGGTACCGGGTTCGGTGGCCGCGGCGCCCTCTTCGCTCGGCTTGCTTTCGTCCTGGTCGGACGTCGGCTGCTCGGTGTCAGGGGGCGTGGCGGTACCGGAATCGGTGCCTTGCTCGCCTTGGCCGGATTGATCGCCTTCGCCCTGGTCGGGGTTGGCGGTCTCGTCGACCGGTGGCTCGTCGGTACCGGTCTCGGCGGGCTTGCTTTCCGCGTGTTTCTTCAGGAGGCGATCGACGCGCTCCAGATCCTTCTTGCCGCCGCAACTGCCGTGCAGGTCGATGGCTTCTGCCAGATGCGCTTTTGCCTGGACGAGGTAGCCGATGTGGGCGGTAGTCAGGTCCGCATCCGGTACCCGAGCAGCGTTTGCCCGGCCTATCGCCAGGTGCAGCTTGGCGCGTGCCTGGTCGGGCATGTCCTGCTCGGCGGTGATGCGGTGGGCCTGCTCGAGCACGAACAGCGGGAATTCGCCGCCGGCCTTCTGAGCCTTGAGCGCGCCGTTGGCTACTTCTTCAGCCAGCAGGCAACCGGTGGACCGGGCGAAGCGATCGGGCATCTTCAGGTTGTGCTTGAGCACGTAGGCACCGATGGTCAGCGCGTCGGCAAACTCGCCGGCATCGATGCACCAGACCATCAGGGTTGTGAGCACATCGTCCTGGGCGCCGTTGCCGGCGGCCAGAACGCCCTCGATGTACGGCGCGTAAGCCGGAATCAGCAGGCGCTTGAGCTCGGCCTTGCCCTGCTCGGACTGCACCTGCTTGAGGCGCAGGCGGTCCTGGTTGAGCTGTAGCAGTTGCTGTTCGTAGGCGGTGGCGCCGGCCATGGATTCGGCCGGAGCGACCGCTGCTGCGGCTGCCGCTGCGGTGACTCGCTGGAAGTGGCGCTTGGCCGGGCTCAGAGCCATGGTGTTCAGGCCTCCAGCAATTCGATGTTTTCGACAAGGCAGCCGAGCCCGTAGTCCTCGACAATGTAATCGTCGTTACTGGACTCGAAGTTCTCGATGCGGTTCTTGCTCGGGTTCTCCTGGACGTACCGACGACGGCCGCCGGTCTGCCAGTAGATGGCGAGGTTTTCCAGGCTGGTGATCAGCATGGCGCTGTCCGGCACGTAGGGCACTTCGACCGGCTGCTTACCACCCATGCGCTTCTGGGAAATGATCATGTCGGTCGCGAGCTTCTCGGAAGCCGGCTGTTCCTTGTTGATCAATGGGAAGTACTTGTCGTGGACCAGGTTGCTGCCGAGGATCACAACGATGCCTGGATCCTTGCGGTGCCACGGATCGATCAGGTTTGCGATGGCATCGAACACCAGGGCGTCGAGGTTGTTGTAGTCGGCGGTTTCGCCGCTGCCGATGACGATCTTGCCGGCGACCTTGCCATCCTTGAGCACGCGTGCCGGGGCGTGGGTGCGGTACTTCTGCAGCCAGCCGATGTTGACGTCCTGCAGCAATGGATTGGCGACGCGGTCGGTGGTAGCGGCGGCGCTGGTTCCGTTGAAGCCGATCATGATGCGGTCGAGCGCCTGACGCTTGAGAATCGCATCCCGCAAGCGAGCCTGGAAATCCGGGAACTTGGCCCAGGCGTCCAGCTGGGCGTAGCGGACGGCGGTGTCGAAGTCGGTCTGGCGGCACTCGTAGCCGTCCTTGGTCAGGTCCGAAACGTCGCGCGGCATACGCACGCCGTTACCGGTGGTATCGGTACGCCCGGCAATGGTGCTGCTGACGCCAAGGCCGACCTTTTCGCCCTTGAGCTCATCGACGCCGATCATGCCGATGCGACTGAGGAACTCGCTGGATTCCTGCATGCGGGTTTCCAGGCGCTGCTGGACCGTGGGGTCGACGGCAAAGGTCTTGGTTGCGTCGGATACGCCGCTGAGCTTGGCAAGCTGGCTCAGGTAGGCGTCGAAGTGGTGGCGGGTATCTTTGCGCATTGAATTCTCCGGTGTTCCGTGGCTATGGCGTGGCCGTCAATCGATCAGCAATCAGTGAGTGCAGCGGGATCACCGCCACCTACCGGCGGGCGCTGGCGATGTTTGTGATCGGGGGTTTCTTGCAGTCGCTTGAGCAGGCTGTTGAAGTCGGTAGTGAGTTGTGCAACCTGGCTTACCAGCTCGCTGCGGGCGGAAACCTCGGCGGTGAATGCCTCGCCCTGCTCTTTCGCATGAGTCGCAAGCGCTTCGACGGCATCAGTCAGCTCGGAGAACTGGGCGTCATCCTTGACCGACTTGTCCTTGACCTTGCCGAGGATGCCCATCACGCGGGTGAACAGGCCGTCGGTCTTGCTGGGCTCTTCGGTGATTTCTTCGAATTCGAGCTCGACCTCTTCGCATACGGTGAACAGGTCGGAAGGGTCTTGCTTGCGCGCCTTGAGCGGGCTGGCGTCGGGGTTCTTGGCGGCGAAGGTGAGCATTTCAGTGCCCAGGCTCGCCGGGGTGTCGGTGACGCCCAGGCCCATGAAGTAGGCCTTGCCAGTGGCCGCGAACTTCTCACGCACTTCGATGCTGGTGAAGATCTTCTGCTTGAGCTTGTTGACCATGGTGACGAGGTCGTCGGTGGGCTCGATCTGGGCGTATAGGCCGCGCACCGTTTTGCCGTCGATCTGCACATCTTCGGCTTTCAGGGCGAGCACATCGCCGTAGGCACGGAAAGGAGAATCCGGCAGTACGCCGCGGATGTGCTCCATCCACACACGAGCGCCGTACTTCGCGCGGTCGTAAGTGGCGGCCATTTCGTCGATCCATTGGCGTTCGATGGTGCGGCCGTCCGTGGTAGCGCCTTCGATGGCGACTCGGAACCACTTGGAGCGGAATTTCTTCATGGGGCTTGTCCTCAATGCGGTGGCGGGGCCATTGCGTTGAGGGCATGGTCGGCAGCGAGCGCTATAGGGGCAATCGGCCAGCTGTGTATGCGAGCCAGGTACAGGGCGCGGCGCTAACAGGCTACGCGCGCGGGCGACACCATCTGCGCCATGAACGCAGCCACCGAACTCCCCGCCCAACGTGATAACCGCCGCCAGGCCAAGTTTTTGTACTGGACGGGCTGGCGTATCACCGATATCGCCGACTACCTGGACGAGAAGGAGAAGACCCTCCACAGCTGGAAAAGCCGCGACGAGTGGGACCGGGCCGACAACGTCGAGCGCATCGGCGGTGCGCTGGAGGCGCGGCTGGTGCAGTTGATCCTGAAGGACGGCAAGAGTGGCGGCGATTTCAAGGAGATCGACCTGCTGCATCGGCAGCTGGAGCGGCAGGCGCGGATCGAGCGGTTCAAGGGCGGCGGTACCGAAACGGACCTGAACCCGAACCTGGCCAAGCGCAACGAGGGACCGAAGAAGGCGCCGAAGCGCAACGAGTTCAGCGAGGAGGACATCGAGAAGCTGGAAGAGGCGTTCCGCGACGGATGCTTCGACTACCAGCTCGACTGGTACCGGGCGATGAACATGCGCACGCGCATGCTGCTCAAGAGCCGGCAGATCGGCGCCACTTTCTACTTTGCGCGGGAGGCTCTGATCGACGCGGTGCTGACGGGGCGCAATCAGATTTTCCTGTCGGCGAGCAAGGCGCAGGCGCATCAGTTCAAGAACTACATGCAGGACTTCGTGCGCGATGTGCTGGGCACCCAGCTGACTGGCGACCCTATCGTGCTGTGGAACGGCGCGGAGCTGCACTTCCTCGGTACAAACTTCCGCACCGCCCAAGGTCGGTCCGGCAACTTCTACTTCGACGAATTCTTCTGGGTCCACGGCTTCGACGAGCTGAACAAGGTCGCGTCGGGCATGGCCCTGCACAAGCACTGGCGCAAAACCTACTTCAGCACCCCCTCAAGCATGGGGCACCCGGCCTACAAGTGGTGGACGGGCGAACGGCTGAACAAGGGCAAGCCGGCCTCGAAGCACATCAGAATCGACCTGAGTCACGACGCGCTGGCGCCGGGGAGGTTCTGCACCGAGGACAAGATCTGGCGGCAAATCGTGACCATCCTCGACGCCGAGCGGCGCGGCTGCGATCTGTTCGACCTGGACGAGCTGCGGTTCGAGTACAGCGCCGAGCAGTTCGCCAACCTGCTGATGTGCGAGTTCGTGGATGACGGGGCCAGCATTTTTCCGCTCGCGATGCTGCAGCCATGCATGGTGGACAGCTGGATCGAGTGGGATGAGGACTACAAACCATTCGCCGCGCGGCCCTTCGGCGATCGCCAGGTGTGGGTGGGCTACGACCCCGCCGAAACCGGCGACAGCGCCGGCCTGGTGGTGGTCGCGCCGCCGCTGGTACCGGGCGGCAAGTTCCGGGTGCTGGAGCGGCACCAGTTCCGGGGGATGGACTTCGCCTCCCAGGCCGAGGCGATCCGCCAGGTGACCCAACGCTATTGGGTGACCTATATCGGCATCGACATGACGGGCATGGGCTCGGGCGTGGCGCAGTTGGTCAAGCAGTTCTTCCCGAACCTGACCACGTTCAGCTACTCGCCGGAAGTGAAAACCCGCCTCGTGCTCAAGGCCTACGACGTGATCCACAAGGGCCGGCTGGAATTCGATGCCGGCTGGACCGACCTCGCCTCCTCGCTGATGGCGATTCGCAAGACGACCACTGCCAGCGGTCGGCAGCTGACCTACACCGCCGGGCGCACCGATGAAACCGGTCACGCCGACCTGGCCTGGGCGCTGTTCCATGCCCTGCACAACGAACCGCTTGAGGGCATGACCGCCCAGAACACCAGCTTTATGGAGATCTACTGATGACCACCGACATCGTCGCCGCCCCAGCCCCTGGCATTGAAGCCTTCACTTTCGGCGACCCCATGCCGGTGCTCGATGGGCGCGAGATCCTGGACTACCTCGAATGCTGGCTCAACGGGCGCTGGTACGAACCGCCTCTCTCGCTGGATGGGCTGGCGAAGTCGACCAGGGCGAGCGTGTTCCTGCAGTCGGGCCTCAACTTCAAGCGCAACATGCTGGAGCGCACTTTCATCCCGCACCGGCTGCTGAGCCGGCAGGCGTTCGGCCAGTTCGCCCTGGACTGGTTGTGGTGCGGCAATGCCTACCTGGAGCGACGCCGGAACATGCTCGGCCAGGCGCTGAGCCTGCAACCGACGCTGGCCAAGTACATGCGCCGTGGGGCGGACCTAGAAACCTACTATCAGGTGCGCGGCTGGAAGGACGAGCACGAATTCGCGCCGGGCACTATCTGCCACCTGCGCGAGGCGGACATCAACCAGGAGGTGTACGGGTTGCCGGAGTGGTTGTCGGCCCTGCAGTCAGCGCTGCTCAACGAGTCGGCCACCCTCTTCCGCCGGCGCTACTACCAGAACGGTTCCCACGCCGGGTTCATCATGTACATGACCGATGCGGCGCAGAAGGAAGAGGACGTCGACGCGCTGCGCCAGGCGCTGAAGTCGGCCAAGGGCCCGGGCAACTTCCGCAACCTGTTCATGTACGCGCCGGGCGGTAAGAAGGACGGCATCCAGCTGCTGCCGGTGAGCGAGGTGGCGGCCAAGGATGAGTTCGGCTCGATCAAGAACATCAGCCGCGACGACCTTCTCGCCGCGCTGCGGATCCCACCCCAGCTAATGGGCATTGTGCCTCAGAACGCTGGGGGCTTCGGCTCGCTGCGGGAAGCGGCCGAGGTGTGGGCCGTCAACGAGTTGGAGCCGATTCAGGCGAGGCTGCAGCAGGTGAACGAGTGGCTGGGGGATGAGGTGATCACGTTCCGGCCGTTCGAGCTGCCTGCGAAGAACTGA